GTTAATAGTTCGTTGATTCTCATATTAAGCGGTTCCTAATTGTTTGGTTACATATTTCATCAGACGTTGTTTGTTTTTCTTATCTAATGACATTACTAATTTTTTAACATCTGCATAGGATCCCGCAGCGGCTTTGGCTGGTTCTCCTGCTGCACCTTGAGCTGCTGCATCTGCGGTCGCTGGATCTTGTTGGTCAGCTGCGGCAGCACCGCCTGCTGGCAATTTTAAATCTGCAAATACTTTGTCAACTACACCTTGGTCAACGCCTTGATCCTGTAAGAATTTTGCTACCTGATCGCTGTCCATGGGCGATCCAGCTTTCTTCCAAGCTGAATTTAATTTGTCTGCGGTAACTTTGGTAGTTAAATTTTTAGCTTTGGTCTTGAGCCAATCCATAGGACCTTCAACCAGTCGCCCTTCAATGAGGTAACGATCGTTTTTAGCAACTATTCTGTTGAACAGCATGTAGACCTGTCCTTCAGACAGTTTCTTACCACCAGGAACATAGCTCATATCTAAGGCTACTTTTGATCCCGCAGGTATTCTATTCGGTGCAGGTCCTCTCGGACCCTGTTGTTTGGCTAGATCGTAGGCAGCTTGGACTTTTGGATCAACAGGATTACCATTAGCTTGTGCCATATCTACTGCGGCCATCTGTCTAGAAGACAACGGTTCTCCGTCTCTGACCCATTCTCCGCCAACTTTGATACCTGTGCCTTGTGTAGTGGTTCTAGTTCCGCCTGGTATTTCAGAAGTAGTGGTTTTAGCATCAGGTGGCATGTCTATGCCAGCTCTGACATCACTGGACACCGATCCGCTGCTGGTTCCAGGAGTGGCCATCTTACCGTTATTGGTCAGATCAGCAAAAGTTTTCATGTCCATAGTCTTTAAAGGTATGTCTCCTGTAAAAACTTTTCTACCGTTTGGATCTGTGACTACTAGACTTTTACCATCTTCACTGCTGTAGGTATATCCTTCCCCAGGCGGAAACTTTTTAGTTACGCTGTCCTGGAATGCTTGATCTGCTGCTAATCCCTGTTCTATATCGCCGGCACCACCTTTAACACCGCCAACAGTGGCTGCATCACCTTTGCCTTTGACAGCACCTGCTACAGCATCTACTGCTCCTGCGGCAAAGTTTGCTGCCATCTGTCCAACTACAGCACCAGCGGCTCCTGCTAGTGCAGGTTTGATTGCGCCTTTGAATGCTTCTTTCCAACCTTTGCCCTGTAGTTTTGCTGATGCAATAGCAACTCCACCTGCAACGATAGCGCCAGTTATGGCCACTGCGGCTGTGCCGCCGCCGGGAAAAAATGTTGCGATCAATGGACCAGCTTTGCTCATCAGTCCACCTAGCACACCACCCACTAGACTTAAAACTATCCCCTGTGCTGCGGGATTCTTTACAGCCGCAGCTACTACTTTCATCAGCCCGCCTTTGGTTTCCTCAGGCACATCTAGCTGTTGAACAGCCGCAGATGCTTTCTTTTCAAATTGAGGATCGGGTTGAGCTTTGGGATCTGGTTCAGGCAATGACTTTTCTAGCTTGCCTAAAAATGAATCTGGTATGATTTTATCTACTATCTTGCCTAGCATGGTGCTGTTTTCACCACCAGCTCCGGCTTCTTTTTCTGCAGCCGCAAATATCTGAGATATTTGATCCTGTGTTAGAGCCACTTCCGACAGATATTTCTGCCAAGGTTTGAAGAATTCTTCGTCAATACGATTCCAATGCTGTTCATAGAGAGGATCTCTTCTTAAGTCCTCGCTAATATAGTGTTTGATCGTAGTATTATCTAAATCAGTTATTCTCATTTGAAACTCACGGATGATATCTTATTTATTATAAACGAGCTAAAGCTCGTTTGCGTTTTCGCTTTCGCTCAACGCATTGTTCTTTCTTTTAATTATTTCAAAGATATATGAAATAATTTTTTTTGCGCGAAGCGCAATTTAAGCATTATCCAGATCGTTTCAGTCACACTTTGCCCGTTGCCGGGCAAAGAAAAAACATTATCCGAGTCGAATCATGTCACACAGCAGTAGAGCATTACAGAGGCGGTTGTCCGATACCTCGAGCTCCGTCTTTATACAACGGCGGCCTATGTATATCTGCTATCACATACATAGACGTGGGGTTTTTCTCCCCTCATTTTGCCTTTTTATCCTTTTCAAACAGCAAAATCGCAGGGCTTACAAGCGATCTTCATCCTTTCGGGTAGTTGCTGAGCACCACTGCGGCGTGGAATTCCGTCCCTGTGACCACCAAATGACCAGGTTTAGAGCGCACGAACTTAGGCCTGCGCCAGCCAAAAACCGCTTTAATTTGCCTTTTTATGTTCTTCTAGGCGTTGCCTTAGTATATTTGAACCGCCTACTCTGACGTTTATAATGCCATTATAATAGTCGTCAGTTTCTAAAACTCTGCGTTCAAACTGCTCTCTTGCCTCTAAATAGGACATTTCTGCCTTGGATTTGCAAAGATAAAGTATTTCTCTAGTGAATTTTTCCGGACCTAGTGCTTGGACATCTGCGTTTAACCTATCAGATGAGCCCCAGTAATCGCGCCAATCGCTTTCTACTGTGCTGCGTCTTTTAAGTTTTTTGCCTTTGAGAGGTGGTTTTGTGCGTTTAAACTGTGCTAGTTTCTTGCCTATGTATTTTTGTCCGGTAGATGTATTGGTGATGAGATAAACAAAGCCAATATAGCCTTCTGGTATTTCTTCAACAATTTGATTTTGATACGTCCAATGCACTCACTTAGTTAGTTTTGGCGGTCTTCCGACCATGCCTTTTCTGGCTAACTTTCGTTGTTCGCGTTTTTCCTGTATCTCAACCCGCCTTTTTGATGCCTCATTTCTAATTTCTGATAGCCAATATCGTGCCTTAATGCCTGCTTCATCGGAGCCTTTGTATTCAAAGCGTTCCTGCCATTTAAAATATTGCTGAAACGCTTCGATCATTTTGTCATGCGACTCTGTGCTCATTCTAATATTTCAATATCTGTAGAGTAACTGGTAAATCCGTTTTCTTTAATTACTTTTAACACATGATTAACTCGATTCATCAATTCGTCTTTGTGAGAAATTAAGAAAACATTCTTTTGACGCTCCCTAGTCATGCGCTTTAATACTGCGATAGAGCTTTCAACTCCGCTGGCATCCATACCGCTGTCAACTAGTTCGTCAATAAACAATAAATTAATAGGACGATACAAGTTTTCCCACACATCACGGAACGCCCAGCTTAGACTCAATATCAATCGATTACGTTCACCTCGACTTAGGTTATCAAAGTCTAGATCTTGTCCTAGTTGAGTAATAGTAACACTTAGGTCATTCTGGAATTCTACAATGTGCGGAAGTCCAATTTTGTCAAGATAGTAAGTTAGACGCTGATTTAAGAAAGCTAAGTTTTGATCAATGATGCGTTTTCTAACAAAACTGTCTTTGTTAGTTAACAACTTGTATAAAAACTCTTGATGATCTTTAACTTTGGTAAGATCATTAACATGTTCCCAGTCAATTTCTTGTAAAGCAGTGTTTTTTAATTCTTCAATCTGCTCGTCATAGGGATTTTCTTCGGCTTGTTTAAGCTCTAGATCTTTGTTTAGGCTGTCTATAGTGTTTTTATGATTTAACGCTTCTTCTAGATTTTCGTAAACTACCTTAGGGCAGTCAGTGGCATCACCTAACAGCGATAATGCTTCATTAAAATCCGATAACTCTGCATGATGTTCGTTTAACGATGCTTGGCTTTCTTCCACCTGCTTAGATTTTGTAGCCACCATAGCATTATGTTTTTCATCATGTAGATCTTGACCACAACTATGGCATTTATGATCAGCAAGAGAAGACAACTCTTTGGTTAACTTATCTAAAGTTTTCTGTTCTTTGTCAACTGTAGCAGTCTGTCTAGCGATCAAACTTAATAAGTTATCTCTTTCTTTTTTGTTTTTAGTCCATTCGACTAGAGCTCGTTGACTGATAATCTCTTGATCAATGTCAATGTGGCTTAATCTATCAATGCTTTTTAGAATAGTTTCGACATTTTTCTCTTTAGTATCATTCCAGAGTTTTTGTTTTCGAGTTAAACTCTCAATACTTTGTTGTATTCTTTCATTGGATGCTTTGATAGTTTCAATTTTTGTATTTTCAGAAGTTATCGCATCTTTGGTTGCTTTGATTTGTTCTTTAAGAGCTTCTGCTTTTTCTGATAATTGAGTGATACCTAATAATTGCTCAATGATACTGCGTTGTTCAGCAGCTTTTTGAGACAAGAAAGGTTCGGTGTAAGTGTTTAAAGCTACAAGATGCTTGA